CCACCGGCCTGTGGCAGCCGCCAATCATTGATAGCGTTGGCGCGTTCGTCCTGTTTGCGCACGCGGGTTACCAGACGATCGGCAATCTTGCAGGCTTCCTTGACATCAGTGATCCTGCTGTGCCGGTGTGGACTGCGCAGAACATGACGTTCACCACACCGCCGTCCACGGTAGTAGATGAGTTTAACGCAGCGCCGATCAGTGTAGCCTCGTTTGGTGACCGCGCCTACTGGATGATTGTCCCACCAAACGGCGATCAGCCCGCGGTGATGTTCAGCGATATTCTAGACCCAACTAACTTCACGGTATCGACGCTTATCGTAAGCAACGTGATTACGTTTGATGACCGCGTGAAGCTCACTGCGTTTGGTAAGATGGGGCTGAACAACCAGCTCGGCGGTATCGTCCAAGCGCTCTATGTGTTTAAGGGCGTCGCCAACATCTACCAACTCGCGGGTGATCCGGCGCTGGCGAATAACCCACTCACGCGTAACGCGCTTAATATTGTCACGGGCACGTTTGCCCCGTTGTCGGTGTGCTCGGTGCCGCAGGGCATGATGTTCATGTCCCCCGAAGGCTTCCGATTGATCGACACACAGGGGCACGTGTCAGACCCGATCGGTCTTGCGGGCACTGGCGTCACCGTGCCGTTCAGTGGGGCGGTTGAGCCTACGCGTGCGTGCGCGACGGCCGGTGGCAACACGATGCGCGCGAGTGTGCAGAATGGCGCGTCGCCGGGTTCGCCACAGGAAGAGTGGTTCTTTAACTTCGCACGGGGCATTTGGACCGGGCCGCACACGTTCGCCAGCTCGCTGATCCAGCCTTACAATAACACGTTCATTAAGACGCCGATCGGCGTGCTCGCGTCGTTGTGGCAGTCCGACGCTGCGCAAGTCTCGACCAGTACATACGTCGAGAACGGGGCGCAGCTCACATGGCGCTACCAGACTTCGCTGCTGCCCAACACCGACCAGATGTGTCAGAACGCCATGGTCGAGACGACGTTCACTTGCGCGCTTACGGCCGCGGCCGGGCCGGTGACGTGTCTCGTGCAGGATCAAGACGGCCTTGTGCTTAACAGCGTCACGATCCCGCAGCAGGGTGAGGCGACGCTGTGGGGGCAATTCCAGTGGGGCCAAGCGTCTTGGCTTGGCGCCGCGAGTGCGCTACAGCCCCGCCAGATGTTTTGGACTGTGCCGATCGTGTTTCAGCGCATGGCGTTTGTTGCGGTCGGCCAGTGCGGGCAAAGCGTGCGCGTAGGCCGCTGCTACTTCCGTTACGAAATGCTCGGCTATCTTCTCCCTTACCCGGTGTCAGCATGAAGAAAATCCTTGCTTGTCTCGCAGCTGCAGCTTTGTTGGCGGGCGCTTATGGTGTGCGGATTGTGAGCGCTGGCATCACCTGCAACCTGCCTTTCCAGCTGCAGAACAACACCACGGCCGACGCTACGCAGGTCATGGCGAACTACAACGCGCTGGTGACGTGCTTCACGAATGCCGCGGCCGCGGGAGTGAACAACGACATCACGTCGCTGATCGGCTTGACCACGCCGCTCAACCCCAGCTCGGGGGGCTCGGCATCGTATTTTACGTCAGTGGCATCAGGCGGCTCTGCTGCTTCGCAGTCTGTCGCCAGCTTGACCCCGACAGGGTTCACGCTTGCAGCTGGTCGGGAAGTCACGTTCACACCGGGCTTTACGAATACCGGGCTTGTAACGGTGAACGTGGAGGGCAGCGGGGCGGTGGCGCTCTGGCGCAACACGACGTTCGGGCCGGGGGCGGCCATCGGGGGCGAGCTGGTTGCTGGCAACCTCGCGACCATAAAGTACGACGGCACGCATTGGGTTATCCAGGGGCCGCCGGTCAGAGTGGGGGAGATTTTCTTTTACGCAGGCACGACGGTGCCGCCGGGCTATATCACTGCAGCCGGCGCGATCCTGAATATCGCCTCTGATCCACCGCTGTTCGCCGCGCTCGGGACCACCTATGGCGGCGACGGCATCACCACTTACGGCATCCCGGACTATCGCGGGCGCGGGGTTGCAGCCGTAGATGGTGGCACCGGGCGCGCCACAAACTGCGGCGCTGGTGTGCTTGCCGGGGTTTGCGGTGTGGGGTCGACGGCTCTCACGCAGGCCATGATTGATAATTTTGTGCTACCTAATACTCTTGCGGCGACCGATAGCGGCCACACGCACGACAGCGGCGCGGGCATTTCAGGCACGCCTTTGTTCGGCTCGGGGGCGGCGTTCGGCTCGCCTAATCAGCCGCTCAATACGGCTACGGGCTTCGCCAATATTAGCATTACGGGTAGCGTCGTCAGCGGCGGCGGCGGGGCGGGGCTTAGCCTGTGGACGCCCACCGCGATCGTGCAAGTTCTTATAAAGCTGTAGACTGCCAAGGAACTAGCCTCTATCCTTCACCCCAGCTACGAGCTGCGAACTAGGAGACGACCACCATGCATATCAAGCGCACGCTGCTTTCCGCCATCGCTGCCATCTCCCTGTCGGGTGCGCTTGCTTTCGGCGCCAACGTTCCGCTGATCAGCGGTCCGGTGCCGGCTGCGGATATTCAGGCGTTCCTTAACCAGCTGATCACGTCGTTCAACGGCGCGACTGGCAAGATCAGTGCTTCGACGCTGACCGCGGGCATCCCCGCGACCACGGCCGAGACAACTCTGCAGTCCTACACGCTGGCACCCAACCAGCTCGCTGCCGGCGGGGACAGCTTGCGCGTCACCTGTTGGGGGCAGACTGCAGGTGCGTCGAACACCAAGACTGTCAAGCTCTATTTTGGTGCGAGCGCGATCACTGCATCGGCGTCGTCCTCGGGTAACTCTTGGAAGCTTGAGCAGATTGTGACGCGCAAAAGCGCCACTACGCAGGGCTATATTGGCACCGGCCAGATCGGCGCTTCCCCGGCGCTCGCGGTTGGCACCGATGGCGCCGAAACTCTTACTGCAGCGGTGCTGGTCAAATGCACAGGCCAAGCTGCAGCGGCAGAGCTGAACGCCGTCACGGCCAACGGCATGATCGTGGAGGCGTTAAAGTGAGTTTTCGCTTCAAGCTTGATGTCGGCTCTTACGCCGATTTCAAGTCTATGGTGGCCATGTCCGTCGCCAATGCGCTCAATGGCCCAGGTACTGTATTCTACGGCACTGGAGGCGGCAGCTACCGCCTACAGTGGATTGCCAACGACTACAAAGCGTTGATTAATTGGCTCGACGCTGGCTCGCCACCGGGATCGCTTCTAACTGATTTCCCAGCAGCGGTCTCCCTCACTGGTCCCTACCTGTTTGAGATTGGCGGGGGCTAACGGAACTTCGGAGGGCCTCGGGCGTCTTATAGACACCCGAGGCTTTTCCACAGGAGAATGCCAGATGTCCAAGCTCCCCTTTTCCGTCGCGCAGCAGACCGTCAGGATCAAGACTACCGATGACGAAGACGCGCCGACCGTCGACCTCTTCCTTAACGTTCTCGAAGCCGACACGTCTAAGGCGCAGCTGACCTTGCTCGGCAAGGATGGCGACGACGATGTCGTGATCACGTTTGCCCGCGGCGGCTTCCCGCTCTCGACTGAGTACCGGGCACAGCCCGAGGCAGCGGACGGGTCCGAGAACGAAGCCCGCAACGCCCGCGATGTCGAGCGCATCCAAAAGGCCAAAGAGGATGTGTCCAAATGGGAAGAGGAACGCCACAGCTACGATGGCGACCCGCGCAACGCCCCGCGCGAGCCTGATGATCTTACCAAGACCCTAGCGCGCATGGACCTGCCGGAAGACACTTCCGATCGCGAGCCCACCAAGCCTTCGCCGTTTGGCGGCGCGCGCCTGACGGACGGCCCGATGCGGCCCGACGAAGGCAAGCCGGAAGACGACCCGCGCCGTGACCAGCCTCCGGGCGATACCGGCGACGCGCAGCGCCCCTCCGGGTTTGAACCAAAGACCGGTAATGTGGTAAACACGACCGCGTCGATGGCTGCACAGCAAACCGCGGAGACAGCTCGTGAGCAAGGTAAAGTCAACCAGCCTGCTTGAAGGCTTGACGAACAGCGCTCCCTCGGCGTCTGATGCGAGCACGAAAGTGCCGTCAGGTGCCGGGAGAGTGAACGATGAGCCAACCCGATCCGGGTCCAAAGGACCGGCCGTTAAGTCTATCGGACCTAGAGACGCCTAGCCTACAGTGGGAACGCCTTGGGCCAATCGCTCGGGAGTTCCCACCACTCTTCAAAAAGCACTACGAAGAGTTAGCAACCCATCGGCAGGCTATACCGCTCGCGCCCGATTGGGACAAATATCACATCCTCGATTTCGACGGCAATTTGCGCATCCTCACGGTGCGCGACAACGGCATGCTTGTCGGCTATATGTTCCTGATCCTCGGCCCCGGGCTCCACTACGTCACGACGCTGCAGGCCCAGGTCGATATGTTTTGGCTCGACCCACTGTATCGGGCGGGCTGGTTTCCGATGACGATGTTCCGGGAGCTAGAGCGCTACTGCCGGGAGCTTAAGGTCGTCCGGCTGTTCCTGTCGGAGAAGGCGCATTTTGAGCGTGACCGCGGCGGACTAGGTGTTATATTCAAGCGCTTAGGGTTCGAAGTTCAAGATATCCTTTGGGCAAAGCAATTGGGGTAGGCCATGGGTGGCACGCTAGGGCTGGTAAGCGCAGGCGTCGGTGCCGTTGGCTCTCTGTCCAGCCTCTTCGGCGGTGGCGGCAACACCGCGCCCACCGCTTCTTCGAGCGTCCAGCCGGCGGCGAACCCGTGGAATGCGCCCTATGTGAACGGGGCGGGCGGCGTCAACGCCGCGGGCAACTTCGTCTCGGGCATCCAGGGCCTAAGCCAGTACAACCAATTCCCGCAAATCTTGCCCCAGGCACAGGGCGCCGTGTCCGGCATGGGGACCAATAACCCCGGGCTCCCACAATGGATGCAAGGCGCCCAGGCCGGTGCAGGCTACGGCAACGCCGCTGCGGGTAACGCCTTCGGCGTAGGGCAGGGGCTGATCGGCGCCGGGCAGTCGTTCATGCCGTGGGGCAATCAAATCCTGCAGACCGGGTTCGACCCGCAGAACGCGCTCTACAGCCGCACGGCCGACCAGACCTCGCAACAGGCTCGTGCGGGGCTCGCTGCGCGTGGGCTCAACAGCTCGCCTTACGGTGCCGGCGTCGAAGCAGGCGCCATGAACAACTTTAATATCGACTGGCAAAACCAGCAGCTGCAGCGCCAGATCAGCGCGGCCGGCGGTGCGGGGAACGTCTTTCAGACCGGTGCGGGGCTGCAGAACATGGGCGTGGGGCTACAGGCCCAGGCGCCGGGCATCGCCTACACGAGCGCCGGGATGCCCTATCAGGTCGGTCAGCAGGCGGGAGCCGATACGCTTGGCGGCCTAAGCACGCTCGGCAACCTCTCGACTGCCGGCGGCAACCAAGCCCAACAGCAGCTCGCGCAGTGGCTCGACTACATCAAAGCGGCTACTGGCACGTCGAACGCGGCGACCAGCGCGACGAATTCGAACCTCGCTGGCAACCAGCTCAACTTTAATCAGAACCAGCAGCTCTACAATAACCAGCAGACGGCGGGCTCACAATTCGGCGCGTCGCTCGCGGCGCTCGGTAAAAACTGGCCGACCGGTTGGGGCGGCGGTACGGCAGCTAGCGGGACCACGGCATAATGGCCTTCATGGGTGGATTAGCCGGCCTCGGGGCAACGCCCGGCGGCTTCGTGGACATGACCCGGAAGCTGACCGAAGAGGATCAGCGCCAGCAGGAGCTTGGGCTGGGCGACCAGCGCATGCTGCTTAACGAGCAGCAGCTGGCGCGTGGCTCGCACGGGCTCGGGCAGCTCGGGGTAGAGGATGAGGGCACCGCGGCGCTCGGCCGAGCCCTGCAGGCTGCCGGGATGAGCCCCGCGGCCTTGACTGGTGCCGGCGGCCCCGGCCCGGGCATGCCTGATGGCGCAATGGCTCCTTCCCCTGGCGCACCTAGCGGCCCTGCCCAGGTAGGGCCATCAGCGGGCACGCCACCGGGTTCTCCGATCGGGGACCGGTTCGGGCAATGGGATCAGACTACCACACCGTCTGGCGCTCTGCCGGCGACGCGTCCTTCTGCAGCTCCTGGCGGTGGGCCACCACTCGCCCCAGGCGGTTCCCCTCCTGGCCCCACGCCCCCCGGCACCGGGTCGGGAGGGGCGCCCGGCCTAATGTCGGGAGGTGGGTTCGACCTGCGAACGGTCACCTCGAAGATCTTAGAGAGCAACCCGGGGATCAAGCCCCAGGTGCTTATGTCGGCGCTTGAAAAGGCCGCGCCGCTGTTGAACCAGCAGGCGAAGATGGAGCTGGCCCAGGCGCGCATTGAGCTGCAGCAGCGTGGCCTTGACGTGCGCCAGCAGATCGCGGCCGACAACAACACGTCGCGCGCAGACATCGCCGCGGGCAACAACGCCTCGCGCGAGGGGATTGCCGGCGGCAACAACCAGACGCGGCGTGACCTCGCGGGTGGCGCGACGAAGGCGTTTAGCAGCTTTATGGAAGCGAACCCGAACGCCACGCCCGACGAGCAGGCCGCGTACATCCGCAGCTTGAAGCCCGCGGCCGCGGAGACCGCTACTTCGATCAAGAACCGGGAGCTGGCAAACAAATATGACGTTGCCACCGACCAGATTGACGATGCACTTAACCTGATCAAGAGCGCCTACAAGAACGGCACACACGTCACTGGTGCCGGTGGTGCAGCCTATCGGCTCAAAGAGATTGGCAGCAACTACGCCGGTTGGAGCGATAAGACGGCAGCGAATAACTTCGAGACGATTATCAGCCAATTGAAGCTTTCGACGCCGGGCTTGCTCACGAGCGGCGGCGGCAAAACCAGCAAGGATGAGCGCGCTCGGATTGACAAGATCGTGCGCGGGCTCGGCGCGGGCGACACCAGCCAGATCAGCGTTAGCGACCTGCAGTATCTGCAGAAGTCGCTTAAGAGCCTGCGCCCGGTGACCGTAGCGCCCCGAGCAGTGGCACCTGCCGGCGGTGGCGGTGCAGATGACGCGCGTGCAAAAGCCAAGGCCCAAGGCTACACTGACGAGCAGATCGACCAGTTCCTAAAAAATAGGAAGTGATATGCCGCAGGAAAGCCTCGAAGCCATCTTCGGCTCGACCGCTACGCCCAAGAACGAATTTTCCGGTGTAACGAAGCAGGGCACGCCCGGCGGCGAATACTACGTGCCGACCGGTGCAGGCACGCCGGGCTCGGAAGGGACAGGCACCGGGCCGAAGCAAAGTCTCGAGGAAATCTTCGGCCCCGCGCAGCCGGAAGGCTCGTTAAAGGCCACGTCCCCGAAGGGCGAGCAGACCCTGCAGGAGTTCGGCGGGCTCGACCCGGACGTTGACTATTCGAAGGGCTCGCCCGTCACCGTGCGGTTTAACGTCTCGCGCGCGAGCAACCCGAACGAAGTCGAAGACTATTTGCGCGGCCAGTACGGCGACGACAATTTTCGGCAGGACGGTGCCGGCAATTGGCTCGTGCGGGAAAGGGACGGTTGGGTTCCTGTTCATCCCAAGGGCGGCCTTGGCAACCTCGCAGGTAACGCCGGCATCGGCATCGCTGCCACGGCGCCCGAGGTGCTTGGCGGTGTTGCCGGTGGGATCGCGGGCGGCGCAGCTGGCGGGCCTCCTGGCGCTATCATCGGTGCGGGGATCGGCTCGGGCGGTGGCAAGATCGCCGACGAAGTCGCCAAGAACGCACAGGGGTTTTTTAACAAGACCCCCGATGAGGCGTCGAACGAAGTCGCCTCCGAAGCTGCACTCGGCGCGATCTTCCAAGCTATGCCGACGCTGGCGCGCGTATTTAAGAACGGCGGGTTGGCGCTCGGCCGCGGTGCCGGCCGGTTGGTTGGCGGCGTCTCTGATGAGACCCGTGGGACGGTTAAAGAGCTTGGCGAGTTTGCCGACGCCACCGCTAGGACCGACCCCGACCTAGCGAATGTGATCCGCAAGACCACGCCGCCGATCGGCGGGTACGCGCCGGGCGCCACGTCGCTCGAATACGATCGCACGCTGCGTAACAACCTCACGGGCAAAGACCCGATGGCCGCTAACCGGGTCAAGGTCTTGGATGCCCGAATGGGGAACATGTTTCAGCAGTTTGGCATGGACCCTGCAGCGGCAGCTCGGGCCGTGCAGGAAGTCACCGACACGAGCAGCGCGATCAACGGCAAGGAAGTCGGCGAGATGCTACGCCGCGCCACGCGTGGCAAAGAAGGCGGGTTCCTGCAGGAAGAGGAAGCAGCCAAAAACGAAGCGCTAGACATCGCGCGCAATAGTCTGCGCCGGATTACGGATGTTGTTCGGCGGCCGCTCGGTAATCTCGGACAGGATATCGGCCAGCACGTGCAGGGTCTGCGCCGGGCGTTCTCGACTGACATGGGCCGCGCCTATCGCAACATTACCCGCATGACCGGGGACGCTCCGATTGTGCGCGTCGACAATGTGGCCAACGAAACCGCGCGGATGGTCGACCAAATCCCGCAAGAGCAGGTGCCGCCTATTCTGCGCCGGCTGGCGACCCGTGGCGCCGAAGGCGAAGAAACGCCGCCGCTGACGTTCGAAGAGGCGCATAACCTGCGCACCGCCTTGCGAGAGATGTCCAGCGTTGCAGACACGAGCCCGATCGGCATGCGGCGCGGGAACCTCGCGCGCATCGCTGGGATGGTCGATCAGGCGATGGCGCAGGCCGAAGGGCAAGTCGGACAAGACGCAGCCCGCGCGCTACGCGAAGTCGATCGCGCGTATGCTACCGGCATTCAGCGCTTTACGAACGATGACGTTAACTCGCTGATCCGCGATATGCGCCAAGGCCGCACGCCTAATGCCGGCGAGGTGTCAAAGCTCCTGATCGACAAGGGCAGCACCGACGCTACTCGGCAGGTGTGGGAGATGCTGACGCCCGACATGCGCACGCGCGTGCAGGCGGCCGACCTGAACAACATCATTGAGCAAGCAAGCCGGATGGGACGTGACGGCCGCGAAATACTTGACGGCACCGTGCTCAACCGCCAGCTTAATCGGCGCAATGAGATTAATGAGTTTTTATATCCGCCCCACTATCTTACGCAGCTGCGCGAGCTGGGACGGCAGTTCGCTGCGATCGACGGTCAGCTCGACGTCACCGCCCTACAGCCGGGCGGTCTGCGGCAGGCCATGGAACGCGCGATCGGCGCCCGGCGCGCGCTAGACGCCGAAGCTGAAAAGAACCCGATGTTTGCGATCAAGTCGAATGACCCTGACATGGTCGACGCGGGCGCGCGGGCGATCCTTAAGCCCGGCGCTACTGCGCGTACCGAAGAAGCTTATTACGCGTTGAACCCCGGTTCGCGTAACGCCACCATGCCGGTGCAGCCGAGTCCCGAGTGGGATGCAGTTCAGAAGTACGCCATCACTGACTTGCTTAAGAGCGCAGTGCGGCCCAAGCAAGGGCTTGCCGATCGGCGTGTCATTGGTGGTGACCTAGACCAGACATTAGCAGCCTACACGGCGCGGCAGAAAGAGCTGCTGTTTGGCAGCCGGCTACACGACATCACGAAGTTCGCAAAAGAAGCGAAGCTCATGTTTCCCGATGTCGGCACGGGCTCTAACGACTTTGGCGCTTCGCTCGCGGCCGCGTCGATCAAGGGCCATATGCCTTTCACCTTCATGCCCTATGCCTATCGGTGGGTTGCAGGCTATCTTGCCCACGAGCCAGTGCTATCTTGCTGACCGGCCGGCGCTGATGCACTGGCTCGTGGGCGAGATGGACCGCAGCCCGGTTAAGGGACGGGGGATTGTAAACGTGCTGATGAACTTCGGCGCGGACAATTACGGGAACCACGATCGCCAGATGCGCGAGCCCGAAGCTGCGATCATGCCGAAGCAAGGCCAGCTCCCAACCTTTAAGCAGTTCATGGCCGAGCCCCCGGCCGCGGCAGCTCCGCGCGAGAAGTCTTACGGAGGGCCGCTATGAGCCCACGCGAGCGGATGGCGGCCGAGCTGGCAAGACAGGCCGGCGTCGCGCCCCAGCACATCGACGTGTCGAACCTAGACGCTATCGAGTTGCCTCCTATGCTCGACCTGCAGCGCTATGACGCGCCGGCCGAGCCGAGCTTGCCGGCTGTGCTTGACGAGAGTGAAGACAGCCAGCCTGTCGTCACTAGCCAACTCTCTCGTGTGGTCGGCAAGGCCCTTGACGCGATCGAAGACATTCTCGACGCGGACATGCTAATGATGAACACCGACGAAGCGCGAGCGATGGGCATCCGCCTGCAGGCCGCGCAGACTGCGCTCAATGTGCAGGCTAAGGTGGACGACACCATGCTTCGAGCTCGACAGATCGACCAGCTTCCGAAGCTCTTGGAAATGATCAAAGAGGCGAAGAAGTCGTCGCCTCTGCAGCTTGAAGCGCAAGCACTCCAAGCTGCAGAGTAGTCCCGCTATCAGGGTGCAGGGTTGTTGCTGTTCCGGTAGACGCCGCTCGCGGCCGCCAGATCGAACGGCGTGGTTGAGCCCGAGGCGTTCGTGAACGTCACCGAGATATTCGTCACCGCGGCCGAAGCTCCAACACCGTTGAGATTGCCAGACGCCGTCACACCGTTGATGGACGCCTTGCCAGTGGCGATCAGGATGCCATAGGCAGAGTTGCCGTTCCAAGTGCCTCCGTTGATGGAGATGCTTGGGGCATCGGAGTAGGCGCCGTAAGTCTGCCCGCTCGCGCTGCAGCCCCACAACGAATTTTGGGACGTGTTGGCGCTAAAGTAGAACCCGATGCCGCCAGTGTTGCTGTTGGCAACACAGTTCGTGAGCTGGTTAGTAAACCCGT